TGCACCTCCTGAATATACATATAAAATTCTGTTTGTACCTAATGCTGAATATTTAATACCATCTGAATTAACAAATTGGTGCATAGCAGTTGTTCTACCAGTTAAAGTTATATCTCCTAACTGAGCCCAACCACCTACTTTTTCGGGCGAACCATATCTAAAACGAACATAGTCCCCATCAACCCATTGGCCCTCGCCGCCCGTTGCCGTAACTTGTTTATTAATTCCAGGTTGAATATTAATTTTCTGTAACATAGAAAAGTTATCCTATGCCTTATGGTTTAGTTGGCCATGTTGCGTTATCACATTTTTCAACAGTATCTTTGCCCGCAGGCATATCTCTAAGATCCTGACGGTATTTTTTCATAGCATCAGATAGAGTTACATCAGATAAAGCATAAAAATCAGTTTCAGTTAATAATCTATTTCTTCTAGATCTAAGATCAGCTTGTGCTCTTCCTACAGCGCCATCAGCCCATGCTTTTTCTTCAGCATCTCTAGCTGTTTCTTCTTCAGCTGTAAACTGAACCTTGTTACCGTTTATGTTATGATATCTTGGCATAGTTTTCCTCCTTTTCTCATTTATATATCATTATTATTTGATCCCGTAAAGACAGATATCTCCAGCGTCTATGTTGCCGCTATCAAATTTAAACTGTATTTCATCAATAGCCGAAGTTGTATTAAAATATCCGGCTATAAAATTATGATTTACATCATCACTATTTTGATATGTGCTATTTGAAGCAATAAAATGTTTAACAAAAGTTGTTGATGATGGGTTAAATAAATGTAAGTATCCACTAGCACTTTGGTCATTGTCTGTACCAGGACCACCAGATCCTAATCTTTGAAATGCTGTGCCTTGTGCTTGATCTCCACCATTATAATAAGATATTCCTGCTTCATCATCGGCTTCAGCGTGGTAAGCATAAAAAAATGTGCTTGTTATAGTTTCGTTATATCCACTACCGCCAGCAGCGTTTCCTTGAAATAAAAATTTAGCCGCATCAACAGATGGATGCACATTATTATATGTAAAGATGTATTCCTTGTAAGTATTATCAAGAACAACATCACTTGTTCCATCAACAAACGAAATATCTCCATCAGATGATGCTGTTACTTTCTTAATAAAAACCATAGATCCGGGTGCCAGAGAACCAAATTCTGAGACATTCCGAACGCCACGATTACTTAATTTAACAATGCTCATTAACTATCCTTAATTCCATAGAGTTTGATTGTGCCGGAATCTATGTTGCCTGATTGATATGTAAATTGAACACCATCTATTGCGGCAGTTACATTACAATAACCAGCAGTAAAAAAATCTTGTGCCCCATCACTATGTCTAGCTTGTGATGATCTTGACATCCAATGTTTAACATAGGTAGTTGAAGAAGGATTAAAAAGCCAAAGGTAACCACTTGTTGATTGATCGTTGTCTGCTCCTGTTGAAGCACCTAAAGCTTGAATACCAGTTCCTTGTGCAACATCAGCTGCAGTTTTATACGTAAGAGACGCTGTAGTAGTATCATCTTCAGTATGACTTACATCAATTACAGTTGATGTTTTAGTGGCATCATAACTACTTCCACCATCTCTAAAATTTATTTGAAAATTTACATCATCTGTTCCTGGATGAATATTAATCCATACAAATTTATAAATAGGATAAGTATTGTCCAAAACTACATCTGATGTTCCATGAACAAAGTTAATAGCTGAATCGGAAGACGCTGTAACTGTTTTAATCAAAATCATAGAACCATTAGTATTTGAAACATCTGTAACAGATGTAAGACTATTATTATTATACTTGACTAATCCCATTAAACTACTCCATATAATTTAATTGTTCCTGCATCTATATCGCCAGATGACATTTTAAACTGCACAGCATTAACTGCACTTGTTGTATTACCATAGCCACCATTAAACCAATGCCAAGCGTAATTGATATGAGCATAACAATGACTTTCTGTCATATAATGTTTTACATAAGTTGTAGAACTAGGATCAAATAACCATAAATAGGCAACCCCAGATTGATCATTATCATTTCCCCAGTTATTACTAAAATGTTCAAAAGTAGTAACTTGTGCTAAATCTTGACTTGTTTGATAGCTTAAACCTGTATCTGAATCTCCTTCATCATGTTGAGCATTAAAAGCAGTAGAGGTTTTTGCGACATTGTAATTACTTCCAGAATCTACAGAAAGATTAAACATAAATTCTTGCCCATCACTAGAAGGATGTATATCTATACACTTAAATAAATAAGCAGAATAAGTGTTATCTAACACAACATCATCAGTCCCATTAACAAAAGATAAAGTACTACTAGAACTAGCTGTCAAAGTTTTAATTAAAATTATAGTATTTGCACTTACTCCCGAAGGTAGTGCCGTGATTGCCGACATAGAGTTATTATTGGCGGTTTTGATTGCCATTGATTACTCCTTCGGATTTGCGTCTTTAATTGATTTTATTGATTTATGCCATTCTCCAGTTGTATCTAATTTACCAGCAGTCATATCGTGATATAATTGATCTAATTGATCTACTACTGATTTATAGGAATTTCTTCTTTTAGATTTATAGGAATCATGTTCTGCATCCCAAGCATCTTGTAATGCCTTTAAACCATTTGTGCAATCACTTTCACTTGGTTTAGATTTAGAACCATCATGTATAATTAAATTATCATACACTTTATTTTTGCTATCATTCCAGCCAAACCATTGACCTTCATGTAAATTAATTAAGTAATCTTCTATATGTTTTGGTCTCATAAATTATCTCCTATGTGTCAGCAAGTTTAAAACAAACAATACCTGTATGTTGTGCGTTAGTATCAGCAGAAGTATTAACACTTGAAGCACCTGCACTAAATCTTACTTTATCATTAGAAGTATCTAATATGTGTGCTATACCAGTAACAACACCAGTTGTCATAGTTGCATCAGATTCAGATTGGGTAATATGGTCACTAGAATAAGCTAATTCTGTCCAGTTACTTCCATTGTCTGTAGTGTGTTGTATTATAGTACCAATATTTCTTTTATCACCATTAATACTATAAGCAGCTTGAAAAGTAATAAAGTAATAACCAGTCGAAGGAAAAGTAAAAACACCTGAACTTTGAGATAAACCAGTTCCTAAAACTGCAAAATCTTCTGTATCAGCTCTTTCCCAGTTTGATGATATAGGTGTAGAAGCACCAGAAAAACCAGAAGTTACTCTCCACATATCAGCTTCCGCTAATCCACTACCAATATAAGTTTTTATTCTTGATGCAGCAGTTTTTCTTAAAGTTCCACCAGCACCATCATCAATTAAAAATAAATCAGCATCAGCTATAGCTCCACCTATATCTGTTCCACCAGTTAAAAAAGTAGATGCTAATTTTGCAGAGGTCACAGTCGAGTCCGAAGGCACCCCGACGTCTAAAACGTTACCCAATAAAAGTACAAAGTCTATTACATCGCCTGTTGCCAGGTTTGATGCAAAAGTAAGTGTTGCACCTGCAATTGTATAGGATGATCCGGGTTTTTGTAGGATACCATTAAGTGAAACTAGCGTATGATTTGCACTTTCTGGTGATACATCTGCAGAACTTACTTGTAATGTGTAAGCTGCTTGTCCATTGACTACTGATATCGCGTCGCAGACTTGAAAATTTCCTACCGTTGGTTCTTTTCCGATGTACAATTCTTACTCCTTTGGATTATCTGTTCTAACTTTATTATAAGCTGTTTTATAAGCATCCCATTTTGTAGAACTACCACCTATTTCTTTTTCACAATAGGCTTCTGCAAATTCTTGAAGTGATGGATAAGCAACAGCTCTTGCTCTTGCATAAGCTAAATTATTATGTTCAGTTTCAACTTCATTTATTTTAGTTTCTATATCAGATTTAGCTATTGGTGATGTTCCACTCTGCCAAACAATACTATCTAAGTCAGTTCCAGAAAGTGTAAACTGAGCATTTAAATTTA